TCTCTTAAAGCAGAAAAAAGATACAATTATTACAAAAGAGTTATTCAATTTTTAGAAAACAATAAACAAAAGAGTGCAGAATTAGATCTTAAGGGAGTTCCTAGACCATTCTCTACAGAAAGTTGGATAAGTAGATTCTATGCTCTAAGAAGAAAAGTGGTAGGGTATCAATACGTAGGTTCAGAAGCTATACTGCAACAAATGAGAATACGAAATTTTAGCACTCTTAAATTATTATTAGGTAGTCCTGAAGTAGGTAAGCAGCTTTTAGATATGGTTGAATCAGGAGTCATGTTAGAACCTAGAAGACAAAAGCAAATTGACGAATTGATAATGCAAGCATTAGTTGCTAATGATTTAATATTTGGAAGACCAGATCCATCAACGTATGAAGATCAATACGGAAGAAAATTTACCTTATACCCATCTGTTACAGATATAAAAAATAAAAACCTACCTTTAGCTAGTGAGTTTGCTAAAGCAACACCTCAAAAATTTAATATACCGTATGCGGCACAAGACGCTACTTTAAAATAACAAGGAGAACATATGAAAATATATAATAACGGTCAAAGAAAATCAATGATGTATGGTGGAGCGGCCAAAAGAAAACCCATGATGTATGGTGGCAGTATGGGCAAAACTAAAATGGGTCATGGCGGCATGACAACTCAAATGTCTGCAAAACCTAAAAAAACAAAAGCCCCCATGCCAATGATGGGAGCAATGAATAATGGTAACGTTATTTAATTGGTTTTTTATCTGGGGCTTGTTGATCGTCAGGCTTTATAACGTATCGCCCTAGCATTTGTAATTTAGAATCTAGATGACCTAGATTATCTAATTCTTTTTCAACAGCATCTATATGATCAGGCATTAATAGCCTACTGTCTAACATAATTTCAATGTTTGCTATGCTTTTATTTATTTGACCAATCAAATTTGCTTTGATTGCGTTTACTATAGAGTCTCTCATATATACCTCATTTTAGACTAAAGTTGTAAAAAAACGTCTCGTTTTAAAGCCCCTCAGAGGGGTGAAACGCACCTTCCGTGTATGATTGTACCCCGGAAATCATAGATAATTTCTTGATTTTTCCATAATTTCGCCACATGCTTTTTTAAAGTATCTTATCATACAACCTATGGAATGAGAGCCCTCATAACTTGGCATGCCCTTATCCATAACCTTTTGAAAATCTTCCGGGTTTACACTTTGCATAGATAAATCTACATTTCCGTTAGGAAGCAAAGTCATCTTAAAAGAAAACAACTCAGCACTAGTTGATCTTTTTTTCGTACTCATCTAAACCACCTAATTTATTTATTGGCAAGTTATAACAACTTGACCTAAACTTAAATCCGTTATCAGGATCTATGTCTCCTTTGTTATGATAGGTTGAGTTTTCAAAATAATCATTTTTACTTATCCTACCTAACACCCATGCTTTTGTGAGATTGTTTAAGACTCTCACAAATATATACTCATTACATTTTTGTTTTGTTCCGTGAGAAGCTATGCTGCACTCATAGTGATCCTTCGGTTCGCTGTTGCATCTTTTTGTTTTAACATCAATTTTGCTACCATTGCTATCTACAATATCATAATCATATGTATTTTTTATTTCTGCATTTAACAAATCTGTTACAACAACTTCCCCTATAAATCCTGCTAAGTTACCACCACCATTTGTTATTGAGTTTGGCAACTTACCCATTTTTGTACTTAGTTTTCTAGCCTTATCTAATTGTTCGACAGATATCTCAATTTCTATCATGCAACTTCTCCTATGTCTACAACCTCACAAGCATCTGCAGTACATGCTAGTTCCTTACTGCCACTCGTGGTGTCTTCTTTTTCGTACATTGATAACTTACTAAAATCTATCTCTGAAGGTGTACGTAACAACATAGATGAATATTCTGCTTTTGTACAGTCTTGATAAGGTGCTTGTTGATAAGTGTGGTCATCGTAAGGTAAGAAAGATATTCCAGATATAATATCAAAATTATCATACACCCATGCACCTACAAGCATCCATTCATCTTCTTTGACTGTTACAGTTATAGATGGTTTGTGCTCACACCATTTTTCTGCATAAATTTTCCATAGTTCTAATTGCTCTATGGCTGACACATCTTTTCTTACAACTGCATCTATGGGAGATCTTGTAGGAAAAGAAAAGACAGTTGTGTAATCAGGTTTCATTACGTCTGGTTCGTTAACAACTCCCTCATCTTTCATAAGCTTTGTAAGAGGATCATTGTTATCTGCTCTTACTGTTCTTATGTAGTAAGGGCTGTGCCTAGAGTGTATACCACTAGCAGAGTTAGTCAATTGCGACACAGTACCTGAGGGCTTTACACAAGTTATCGCTGCACTCTGAGGGATATCCAGTAGTCTTGCATACTCTTGATTTGTAAGGACTGCTTCGTCTTTCATTTCTTTTAGCCATCGTGTAGAATCTGTAGTTTTTGATAAAACTGGATGATCCATGATACCAGTTAAGGACACTCCTAATAATCTTTCTTCCTCTGTGTTCTGTTTCCATATTTTCCTCAAATATTTAAAATTAGTTAGTGTTGATTGAAATGTTCCTAAGATTGTAGCCATACGAACTTTTCGTTTTAAGTCTTGTAATGTATCGTTACTACGAACTATTACTTCTGACAGATTACAAAATTGATAAGGTCTAAGTATTATCTCAGAACATGGATTAGTACCCCATGCATGCCCTGTTTCTCTTCTTCCGTTTCTTGCAACTTGTTTATCTGATGCTTCACGATTAAACATGCCACGTTCACCAGATTTAGATTCGTATAGAGACACCCACTCACGCATAAACGTACCCATTTCTGGTTTATTCTTGTAGGATACACTGTTGTTTGCTAGTGCACGATGACCTTGCGTTTCCCACCAAGTTCCTGATTTAGCGTGTCGCATTTGATCGTCACCAAGATTAGATAAGCTGATTAATGCAGATCTTCTAACACCACCTACTACAACAACTTGACCAACTTTGCACATAATATCGTGACATTCTATAGGATATAGTTTGCGGCCACTAGCTTTTTTAAAAGTGCTTATAGTAAAATCAAATAGCTCAACAAGAGGTTCTGGTCCTGATGCTCTGCCACCCATCACCTTTAATTTTGCTCCTGCAGGTCTAACAAGACTTATATCCCAAGTGGGAATTTGCCCAGAATATAATAGTGCAACTAACTCTTTGTAGGCTTTTGCCCACCCCATTCTGCTATCTGCAACGTTTATAATTGTATCACTTTGATGAAAGTTTTCAGCAATAGTGGGCAACTTATCTACATTTTCTCTTTCAACAGAGAAACCTACTCCTGTACCACACATGAGAATATACATACACTCATCAAATGCACGAGGATGATCTACAGGAATGTAACTACAATTATACCCACAGATGTTATCTCTCTCTAGTGCATCTCCTGCAGTCATCATTGCTCTCATTGATGGCATTACCTTTAGTTCTAATATATGATTTTTTAGAGCATCATACAAGCCTATGTTGTGACCATCCATATCAAAACCGTGTTCTTCTTTTATATGTTTTGATACGTAACCTAAATATCTATTAACTGTTTCATCCCAATCTTCACGTCTTTTATCTTCATCATTCCAACGTGCATATCGTGATTTGTGTATAAAATTTTGGTAGGCTGTAGGTAAACTTTTCATTTTTTATCCTCTTTCATTTTTAATTCTATTAATTTTTGTAAGTACCATTCTGCTTTACGTAGGTCTTCTACAGGTTTACCCTTATATCTATACCTCCAAAGATATTTAATTATAACTCCTTGCAAATAAAATTCAAATCCACCGTTAGTAGCTGATTCAATAGCATCAATGCACTCTATTTTATCTTGATTATAATGAGGAGGTTGATTAACCATATCTTTAACTAATTCTCTATTTAACATTGTTTTTTTAACTGTATCTTCATAGCTCACTGTTATCTCCAAAATTTAAGTATACAACATTATCTGATTTATTTCTAGAAATTATTTTCTTTTTTTCTAGAGACAACAAACCTTCTTTATATAGTCCTCCTACATCACTATCGATTGTTGAAACTATGCCCTCATGCACGATGGCTACCAAAGGTAATTTATCAATCTCTGTTGTGAATGTTCCTGTAGTATCGTATGCGGCCATAGTAAACGCATCATCTTCCGTAGGCGACAATATTATGTAATACTTATTGCTTTCTAAAATAGGCATGTCATCTTTTTTCATGTGTAACCCAATCTAAAGGAATAGCTTTATCAGCCCATACAAAATTATTTTTATTGCACCAATCTACATAAGTTGTTTTGCTGCTAGGTCTAATTTTGTTGTAAGGTTTTAAAAAAACAAATCTAATATCTAGTTGTGGATGTTGTTTTTTAACTAATAACATTTTTACTCTATCGTTTATATCAAAATAACCTTTTGCTTCAACATAAATATTTGTTTTAGGAAAATAAAAATCAGGAGTATATACTTTTACTTTAGGTATATAATTTATTTTTTTAGTTTCATATTCAAAATCTATTTTATTTTCTTTTAAATTCTTAGCTAAATTTAATTCAAATAAAGATCTATATCCTGCATATCTGTCTTGTACTTTCAATGTAACCTCGCTATAGGAGTGATGGGAAAAACTGTGGCTAGAGAATCTAGTCTTTCCTGAATGTATTCAGTTACAACAGGAGACTTTTTTTCTAACAGTATATGCTCTTCAAGTAAAGGATATAATGGTAATAAAATTAAATTATTTCTTCTTAGCAATTGTGATATGTAATCAAATTGTATTCTTAATTTTTTTAAATCTCTTATTTGAGTAGAATGATCTAAAAAACCATCATCAGAAAAATTATTTCTCATTGTAAGAGGTACTCCTCTATCATGCTGTCTTAAGTACACTGCATCTCTGCCCCCACCAATTTCGTTATGTGACTCTACATATACACACATTAAATTCTCATTCATATCAATGAGCCCACTATTATATAATTTAGTGTTGAGTAAAGGCATTATATTTCTTTTTTAACTAACTTAGAATACCAAACTTGAGGGGGGTTTTTTGCCTTAGATGTAATCTTAGGATGAAGAACGGCTTTTGACCAACAATGATATTTAAAACCACACATGGAACAAAGTTTAGGTACTACCTTGTTTCCTGTTTTTTGTAGTTCTCCATTAACTCTATATGTTTCCCATTCTGCTTTGAAGGGAACTTTAAATTTAGTCTTAGGGTTGTTTAAAATTTTTATATTTTCTGCAGCTCTCTTAAGACATTCTTTTCTATCTTCTTCTTGCCACTCAGGAGCTTCTACAACAGCTATTTCACCACTTGATTTATTAACTACTATCCAACCACCAAACGGCATGTTCTTGGCTTCTGCATAGAGATGTCCTTGCATTATGTATCCAAAAGGATCATCCTCTTTTATTCTATCGTATCCACCTAAACCTGTATATTTATATTTAAATGCCCATTCACTAGATGATTTTATATCCCAAACTTTTTTAGTTCCTAATTCATCTTGAATAATTACATCAAGAGTTCCTTTTACTATAGTATCTCCTAAAGTTAAAGATACTTCTTCTTGACTTTTTATTACGTCTATACCTGCTTCTTCTAATATAAACATAATAATACTTTCCGTTATGTCTCCATACAGAAATCTAAAGATAGCATTATAATCTCTATCTTCTTTATAACCTTGTTTTTCTAATATTTGTTGGCAGATAGGTTTGCCAATTTGAGACATCCTAATTCTAAATTCTCTAGGTTCAGATGTAAATTGTTTTGATAGGGCATCTTTACAAGATAACCCAAAATCGTTAATAGCACTAAGGGGGAGAACAATCCCCCCCTCAGTAGCCTTAGACAGAAAGTCCTGTATTTTAAGCTGCGTTAACATTGAAATCTGACGCTAGATCAGAATCATCCTGAGAACCAACCAACTTAGAATTTTCACGGTATTGAGCCATGATGTTTTCATTATGAGACTTTACAGATTGAGCAAACATGGACATAAGTTGCTTATCTGATTCTGTTATTTCTACGTTATCACGTAGCGTAGGAACAGGGACCCAATAAGTTACTCCCCCATTCTTCTTTCTTGCAGTTTTCAGATTAATTCTGCATTTCTGCATAATCTTCTTCTGCTTAGTTAGACCATCAATAAATTCTCGTATGGGTCTAAATCCTGATTTTTTAAAATAAGATACAAAAGGATCGTCTGCTACAACAACCTTTTTACCATCTGCAGATTTAAATTCACCTGTAATTGTACCATATATAACTTGGTTACATGCAACTGATCGTGAATTTAAAAGAATAGGATCATCTTGTGCTAGTTTTTCCTCTTCTTGTTTAGATAAACGACCACACTTATTGCCACCTAAATTATCAGGAAAATCTCCAGATATACTAGGTTTTTGAACTGACTTAGCAGCAAATGTACCAGCTTCTTGATCCCACACGCTCCATTCATAAGTTCTAAGTATTGGTCTAATAATTACTTCTGGCGAATATATGTTTTGACCATCATAATACATTCGCCATTGACCTCTTGGTAGCGTTAAGCCATCCTCAGTTTCTGTATCATAATTAATATTTAGTCTGGGCAATCCTGTGTTTTCACTTTCGGATTTTTGTCCTGATAGTTTCATCAACGCTGCTTCGTCATCTTGACTAAAAGCATCAACTAGGGTTTCCATTTCGTTATCTATTGTTAAAATTCCATTCATAAAATTTCTCCTTTTTTGAAATTGTAAATTAATATTATATCTAAACTAAATTTAAGTCAAGCCAATTTTTTCCTATTTTTAATTCTATATCAATAGGCATGTTGTAATCTATATTGTACCTACGTTTTGCTTCTTGATCTATGTGCTTCATTGCAAACGTTAACAACGATACACAGTCATCATATTCATCTGGATGGACATCGATGACAATACTATCATGCACTGTGTTGCAAATAACAGATTTTAAATTGTGTCCTCGCATATTGTAATCTAGTAGTACTAAAGCCATAGGTAATAGGTCAGCAGTTGCAAATCCTTGAACAGGATAATTACAAATAGCAGTTGCATTTGTAGCAGTGCCCCATCTTGTCCACTGTGCATCAGGAAAAGAATACTCTCTACCTGATGGCAACTTTATGTATTTATTTTCTACGGCATGTTTTTGCATGTCTTCTTGCCACGATGTAACACTAGAATATTTTGATTTAAAAGTTTTATAATATTTTTGCTGTTCAGACGTTCCACTAACTCCACCGTATAAAGGCTTGAAAGTATGTGCTTTTGCAGTTTGTCTATCGCAGCCAATAATAGATGCAGTAAACGAATGTACGTCCGTACCTTCTTTAACATCTTTATACACCTCTTTATCGTTAGCTAAAAATCCTGCCACTCTAAATTCAAGTTGAGAATAATCACCCTCAAGTATGTAGCCACCATCAAACCTACTCTCTACAACTTTGCGAATAGCAAACGTATTACCTCTAGGCATGTTTTGAAAGTTAGGGTTTCTAGAAGATAATCTACCTGTAGCAGTTACGCATTGCATAAACTCCGGGTGTATGTAACCATTTACATCTACATTGTTTTCCATGCCTTCAACAAAAGTATTTATGTACGTCTTTAGAGCATTGTATCGTGTGTATGCTTTTATAAATTCGTGTGCATCTCCCTCTAAGGCATCTAAACGATTGGACAATGTAACTTTATCTGTTTTAAATCCTGCAGATGCTATGTCTACAGGACTTCTAGGTACAAGCTTAAATCCTGCAACCTCTGTTGTCTTAGTGTATATAATACCATTTCCTTTACAAGATTTACAGACTCTCATTGCTTTACTTTTTTTACCACTCTTTAGTATAAAAGAGTTTCTTCCTTGTCCGTTACAAGATTCACAATGAGATCCTACAGTCTTATACACAACATCAGTCATACTTCTTATGTTTCTTTTAAACTCATCATGTTTCATTCTAGTTTTAAACTTAGGTCTGCTTGTTGCACCTCTTATTTCGTGACCTAAATTAAATACAATAGACCATATGCTTTTGTCTTTTACTTTTCTAGAGTACAGGAGTATGCTTCTATCGTCTGGAGATGCTAAGTTTATAGGAGTATCGCCCATAGCATCTTGTGCCATTTTAGTTAATTTTATATCTAGCTCTGACAGTTCTGTTTCATACTCCTGTCGTATTGCGGCCAACGTATCTAAATTAATTTTTATTCCGTTTTGTTCTATCCTAGATAAAACATTTGTCATTTCAAACGAGAGTTTTAAAGTTGGTATCATATATATCCTCAAAGGTTGTGCCAAAGGCTTCTATTTGTTTTAATGCAACTTCTTCAGTAGCTTTTACATCTGCTATACCATACTCTTCTACTATTTCATAGGGTATATCATAAAAAGTTTTTCCGTTTTTTAAATAATCTTGTGTTAAATCTTTTTTCTTTCTAGTAACATCATACTTTTGTGATAAAGCATCTAGACTCAATCCCCATCTCCTTGATCGTGCAAGAATATACTCAGCAACCATAGTGTCATACAAGTCGCCATCGTAGACAAAGCCACATTCTCTGAGCCAACAAATGTCAAACTTAATATTGTGACCAACCAAAACTTCTGCATTGTCTAGTGCATCTTGTAATATTTCGTTACCCTTATAATCTGGTTCACGATCAGAATGATAAAAGCATAAATAATTGGTAGGGCTATCCATGTACTTATAGCCCACGCTAACAAGCCTGTTACCGAAATAAGGTAAAGGAGTATGTCCACCATTTTTTTTCTCCATGTGAGTTGTTTCTACGTCTAAAGTTAAAATTGTTTTCATGTGCAATATATCCCTCTATAAATGTCAATCTGTACGTTGATCATGCCATGATAACCGTTTATTTTATTTTTGGAAATACAAATATGTCTAACGTCATTTTCTACTTCACTTGATCCTGTCTTACCTATGCCAACAATGACATCAGCTTCACCTGCTTTTCCTGTTCTAGAGTTATCTAACATAGAATAATCTATAAATTGTCTATCATGTGCATCATAACTAGCTTGACTTACAGCCCACAATAATAGTTTATTTCTTTTGGCTATTTCCCTAGCAGTGACGTAAGTTTCTTTTAGTCTTTCATCACCTCTATTGTACAATCCTGCAATCCTAAACTTATCCAACTGATCACAAAACATAACATCTGGTTTGTTTAATTTAGAGTACTCATCCAATTCCTCTACAGATGTACCGACAGAATCCATTATAGTTAAATAGGGTTCTATCTCTTTAATGTATCGTTTGGTTAACTTTTCTTTATTGGCTATCATCTCATCTTTTTTTAAACTAAAGTATGATTGTATGATCCTTAATTTTATTTTATCAGCAGGTTCTTCATTTGCCCAATAGACCACTTTAAATTTTTGTCGTATGTATGATGCACACAAAAAACAACAGAAAGTTGTCTTTCCTACTTCTGGTCTAGCAAATATAATACCTAAATTGCCCCTATCCATACCAGACAAATTTTCACGGATAGGGGCATAATCAAAAGGAAAATCACTATCCTTCTCTTCCTCTTGCAGCAGTTCCTCAAAATTTTTGTCAACCTTAGTGTAGGTTGTTTTATCAGATATCCTGCCATCCTCTATGTTATCTATTAATTTCTTTAGTTCTCCAAACTCTTCACTTTCTCCTGTAAATATCTCTAAGGCTTTTTCTCCTATCTGCCTTGCCTTATCTCTTAGCCAAAAATTATTTACGATGTCTTTGTGCAGTTCTATATTGTCAGCACTACCAACATCTAGTTCCACTATAACCTCGTGTACTCTCTTTTTAGTACTTTCAGGCAATGAAGGGTTTCTGTCATCAAACAATATACCTAATTCATTTAGGCTTATGTCTTTTCCGTATTTTGTATGAGAAAAAGATATAACATCAAAAATATCTTTTAGTTCTCTATCAAACATTGTTCTGTCTATGATGTTCTTTACACTCGCAAAAAACTCATGTGATAAACAAAATCCTAAAACTTGTTTGTCAACTAATTTGGGATCGTATAAACTCATTTCTATCCTCTCTTTCCATATCCTTTAAATCTTGTTTTAGTACAACTAATTTAGTCCTAACATAAGACACTAATCTCCTAACCATGTCAATTGATTTTTTTGTTGCATCTTTATCTAGGGCAACATAGACCTTATCGAATGTTTTTATCTTATCGATGTAATCGTCTAGTAAGTTAGTACCCATCAATGCTACACCAGTGACAATATCACTGACAGCACAGGCACTAGCACAATCTTCAACAATGAATCCATGACTCCTTGAGTCTCCACAAATAAAAGGATGTTTGCTATGTCCATATCTATACCACTTCGGTTTAATGTCAGCTAATGCTCTACCAGATGCATCGATGACTTTGTTATTGTCAGTTATTAAATACACCACACGATTCTTTTTAATGTCAAACCTTATGTCAACCAATCCTTTTAAATAAGCATCATAAGCCCCTACTCTCTTGACATAATGTTCTGCAGCCAAGTTTCTAGATAAGCTCACAAAGGTATGAGGAACTTCAAAATCTTTGTCAATCAAAATATTGTCAACCATTTTGTTTTTAAAAATATTGTCAGCCTTAACATTTTTGTCAAAAGAAATGTCAGTAATACCTGATACATGGCAGTCAACATGAAAACAATTCCACATTCTCTGAAAATTATTTTCGTTAACACTAAAAGTATTTTTACGATTGCACACAGGACAATCCAATCTTAGTCTTCCGTTTTGAGGAACGTCTAAGGTTGTGACATAATTTTTTAACCAATTAGGTGATTTCATAAAAAAAGTATTAGCATTGTTAATTGCCATTGACAAGTGTTTTTTTTGCGTGTAGTTATATAAGAATAACCCCTAAGGGGCAACCTATAGTAAACAGAAAGGAGGGTCTATGACCCAATATTATAGTAAGACTAAAGATGAAACAGTTAACATCAACGATATGCACCATCAACACGTATGGTATGCATTTAAAAAACTTTGCGACAGATTAGAAACTTTAGCATTAACCCAAACAATATGGGATGATGCATTTAATCCTGCTAAACAATCATTCACTAAATTAGAAAAATATTCTATAAAAGCAGATGAAGATCAAGTATTTGTAGATAATGACAATAGTGAATTTGTTCGTAAGGATGTATATGAATTGATGT